ATGACCGAGAACGGAAAAGAGCTATATCGTGCTATGTGGAATACATTCTCACCTGATGGCAAGTGTACTCGACACTGCATGAAAAGGTCTGTGGAAAAGCATGGTGCTTTGTCTGCATACAAGCAATGCAAAGACAAGTTGCTTGATGTCTATAAGGACTACATTCCGATCATAAGTTACATGGACAGATTCAACGTCATTCGTTTTAAGTAGCTGGTCAGCAATCATGGATAGTGAATTAATTTGGAAAAGCCATCATGACTTAGAGAAAGGAATGATTGTTTCTTATCTGGATGGTCTTATCGAGGTATTGGATGAGGTGGACAACTCAGAGTTAGTGAATAGCTGGCGAATATTCAATGGCTACGTCATAGACCAAGGCGAGATTCCTGACTCTCAATTAGATGGAAACCGATACCAGCTCCAAGGTAATGAAAGCAAGATGTGGTGGATTTATCGTGATTCTATTGGGCGTGATGATGCATTTCTGATTAAAGAGTTCATCGAGTCTGCCAAGCAAGGGAAAACGGTCACAAGCTCAATGGGGCGCAGGGTTCGCCTAAAGTTTGGTGAGCTGGTGGTCACGCATGTATGAATACGTGATGTATATCCACGTATATACAGCGAATATACAAAAATAATCAAATTATGATTGCGTTGCGTTTGATGCAACTGTATATTCGTCTTAAACCAATGGAGGCAACATGGCAAATAAAGAGCATCAATTCACGGTACGTCTTGAGGGTGGTGAAGAGGTTACATTCACTGTTACATCACCGGACAAGGCAATGGGCGAGGCGTTGGAAATCGCTTCTAAGAAAGGTGTAAGAGTCCTCAGAATATTTGAGGGCTAAAACGAGGAAACCCCGACTACTGTGGAGGTAGACGGGGTTTCAATAATCACAGTGGCATTAACACTGAAATAAATGACCTTGGAGAAGATCACATGAGCAAGTCTAAATTAAGAACCCTTGCAGACGCAATCACCCATTCATTTTTAACTAAGCAACCGATCAAAATTCCAGCTCTTAACGGTGCTGAGCTAAGAGTTCTTTTGAACATGCTTGCTTAGAAATAACTGTGCTACCCCTAGAGGTAGCACAACAGGAAACGTCATGGTCACACTGATACCAGAGCAGAAATTGGAATTTTTGATGAGTACCTTTTCAGAGAGGGACTTGCCAGATAGGACGCGAAAGGCACTCAGGTTTCGGATTATCAACGGCTACACATACCGGATGGCTGGTAGAGCTGCTGGCGTTGATAGAAACAAAATTGTTAAAGCTGAGAAGAAGCTGGTCAGGCTTCATGTAGGAATCTTGGAAGAGTATTTAGGAATACCGCAATGAGTAATAGTTTTATTTGGGATGTTATCAATCCGTCAGACCCAGTAACCATCAAGGGCAATGATCATTTAACGGTCGCGGTCGCAGTATGTTTGCTTGGCAAGGGGCATTATGGGGCAGAGGCTATTCCAAGGGGCGAATCAAGCCTGTCTGTCCCTCTGTTCCTGTTTGGCAATATAGACGACTGGTTTGTTGATAATTTTGATAAAACCTTTGAGGAATGCTTAGAGAGCGCAGATATGGTGGAGGTAAGCAAGGTCTTGGACTCTGCCGCTATTGGTAATTGCTCGATACGTATTGGCTACGACAAGATTATGGCAAGGCTGGTATCAAAAGAAGAGCGTGATAGCTGGAGAGAAGAGTTCCACGATAAAGAACGTTCAAGTACGAATAACATTTGCGGTAGGGCTTGGAGTCTTGCTGAGTTGCTTAGAACCAAAGAAGAGCAAGAGTAGACAATCCAATGCATCAAGAGATAAATCCAGTCCGTTTCAGTGGTCTAGTGATCATTAGTGCTTTTGCGGCTGGTCAGCTATATGCGTTTCTTACGTACTTAGCGATCATTCACTATTTTGAATTTTAAGGAAGAGAAGTATGGATCATTACAACAAGTTAATTTTAAAGGCTCTTATCAATGCTGGTGGCAGCACTAGCGAGAGCTACGTGTATGAAATCCTAACGGGTAGATACACTCACTTTGGTACTTCAATCTCTGCTATGTGGGGCTACTTGGATACACCGCTCAAGGACGACTTAACTAGCTTCTTCAATGAGGTGATAGAAGTTCCCCTAGACCCTATCAATGACGCTCAGTGCGTTAATACGCTGATAGACCACGTAGCGAACAAGTGGGGTAGGCATGAGTTCTTTGAGAAGACATCGAGAGAGGGTATTGATCGTCTCTCTGATGAAGAGTATGAGAGTGAAATCGACAAGATGATTAGTGCCAAGCGCGAATATCTTCTTGGCTTAGAGTCGTGACACCAAAATCAATAATGATCTTTTAGGTCAAAACGGATCAGTTTTTATAGTCGAATCCCCTAGTGGAAGTACCGTAAAAACTGATCCTTTTTAGTAGCAAGAATCATGGTGACAAAAGCAATGTCAGAAGATTAGTCTCACCCTGCCTAGTGCGGGGATTTTTTGTAGGTACATTATGGAATTTAAAGATCAAGTAAGGCTGGACGTTAGCCGAGTATCAAGCCTAATAACTAGCGTTACCTTTTGTCAGTGTTTTGGGGATGATGATTGTAAAAGACCGACTGTCTATATTCATCACAAAAGGCGAGGGGAAAGTAATTACTATCATTGCGTCCATGTATCGTCTGATGGGTTGATGGTTAACTCTAACGGGCATCATCCATTAGATGTGCATGATGCTATGAATGAAGCGGTGAAAGTCTCAAGGAAGCTGCTAGGGCTGTAAAAATACCCCCCCTTTATACCCCCCCTTTCTACCCCTCGATTTTTGGGTGGAAAATTCTGTGAGAAAATCGGTGCTGAACAGTGACACAATAACGGGCATTTCTACCGGATAGTGTCAGGGTACTAACGTTCGTAAGCTTATGAACTCCACCACTAGAACCACTTGCCCTACATTGCTGGCACAATCTGATGATTTCTGCCTTGGTTTGATGGCAATTGGTTTGTTCGCTGGTCAGTAAAAAAGGACAGGGTAAATACTTAGTAAAATTGCTCCAGTATTAGTATTGCACTGACAAGGGGGCAACTTGGAAAGACGCACTGAGATAGTGACCGTATTGATCAATAAGCATGTAACCACCAATGAGTTCACCAGTGGATGTCACTGGACGCTTAGGAAGAAAGCCAAGGATGATGTGAGAGGTGGTGTGCTGACATCGAGGTTCAGATTGATGAAGACCTTTGATAAGCCAGTGAGTATCCATATCTTCCCACTGGTAAAGAAAGGCGACCGGATATTCGACTCATCTAACTACTCTTGCATGGCTAAGTTTTTAGAGGATGAGCTGGTTAGTCAAAAAGTGCTGGTGGACGATACCAATAAGTATGTTGAGAGAGTTTGCCTTGAGAAAGCTGAGCGATACGACAAAAACGGGTATCTTGTGGTGATTCGTGAAGTTGTGGAAGAAGAAAGCTTGCTTAGAGAGCTGGAGCTTATAGAATAGCTGGTGAAGACGGGAAAACTTCTATGTTTCTAGATGGTCTTTACTCATTGGATAAACCTCTAAAGCCGTTCACCTAACCGTGAGCGGCTTTTTTATTGCCTGACGGAAAAGTGGAAAATGGCACAGCAAATTTGTTTCTGAGGACTATGGGGATAGGGATCATTAAAGGGAGGGTATTACCTCACTTCTCTCTATAGGCTGTTCAGCCAAGAAGTAAGTACCGATTAAAGTGTGAAAATGCAGCGTTACCGTGTCACAAATCATCTAGTGACGCTGTAACGAGGGGGAGTGACGTTGTAACGAGCGCAACGAAATGAATCAACACGGCAAGGATGCCGAAACCGTGAAACGATTAATAGATACAAAAAATGTCACTAGCCCTTATGGGGCGGGGGCTGGTGGCTGTTTTCCTTGATAAGCCTTGTTATACCTATATAAGAGGGGAAAAACTTTTTTTAAAATAATTTAGAAATCGCTTGCCAGTGACAAAAAATGTCACTAAGATTCACCACATCGAAACGGCAAACAGCCGCAAACGAAATCAAATTTTAATTGTCTTGGAGGCAACCAATATGACTACTAAATCAGAAACTATTCAAAACACTGTTGAGCGCATTGTAAAAACAGAAGTTATCCATAACGCTTCAAGCCTTGTTAGTGACCTTTGCGGTATGTCTCATCAAGTTGAGGGATACGAATATCACGATGAGCTATACGGCTTGCAACAAACAGTAGATAAAGAAGCGGCTGCTGAGTCTTATATCAATTGTGACAATTTGGACGCTGATGAGGTTGTATCGACTCTTTTATACGGGCTTGAGGCTCAATCACTTGCAGACTTTGAAGCCGTTGTGATTAAGCATATTGAAGATAATTGTAAGTCTATGAATGCTCAAGAATTGGAAGATCAATTTTATTCTGTTAACAATATGATTGATGTTGATTTGCTTAATAAGTCTCAAATGATTGAAACAATCGAGCACGATTTAAAACAAGAGGATAATCATTCAAATATCCGTGAATATTTCAACAATCAAGAAGAGAATAAAAAAGAGTCTTTATATATTGAGCTTAAAAACACTTTAATTAATTTAATTCAAGGTGATGAGTCTCAACTTGATGAGTTAATTAGTGACCATAATATTGAGCCTGAATATATGGAAGTTTTAGAGCATTGGATTGTTAGCGATTGGTTAGGCTCTCAACTATCAGCCCGTGGTGAGGCTGTGCAAGAGATTCACGGTTTAACAATTTGGGGGCGCACTTGCAGCGGTCAGTCTATCGAGCTAGATAGTATCATCACTGATATTTCGACAGCGATTAACGGATACGAATAAACCCCTTTTAAATGCCGCTGGTGGCTTGCTGGCGGCTCTTCTTGTGTGAGGTGATACGATGAGTCTATCAATTGAGTATTTTGGCGGTAGCGGCTGGATAGGCTGGAATTTTGAGCGTGATTTATCTTCCGGTTGGATTCCTCAAACTAGCATTATTCTTGATAAACCTATTTATCAGTTTGAAGCTATAGCGGAATATGGCGCATATTTTGACGGTGTTAATTATGAGCCGTTAGAATATGGCGACCAAGGCGAGGAAGTATTATCAATTGTTGATATGGATATAATTGATAATAATCGCGCAATAATATTCCTGTTAATGCTTGGGTATTCTCTTGATGATGCTTGCAATATGAGAAGTAAAGCAGATATAAGACCGACAGAATATGCGGATTTTAACAAGTATATGCTGCCTTATTATTCCGGTTATGTATTAAATAATCCAGAATGTTTTATTAATAAAAAGCTTGATGATAATTGCGAGTTTATTAATAAAATACCTAAAACAGAATTAGAAAATATAGACGTTTGCCAGCAAGAGCACGCGAGACTAAAATTAATTTATGGAAGTAATGAAAATGAATAATATTCAAATTAATATTGAGCTTAATCGCCTTGTTTCGGAATACCTGACAACTGAAAATATATACGGCTGTTTGTCTGGTATGAGTAATTTATCTGGCGAGTTTTTCAATGATTACACCGTAGGATTTTTATTTATCGAGCGTGAATATCCTGATTTATTCGCGGAATACACAAACTTAATAGAATATCCAACACCGGATCATTTTGTATCGTGGGCTGTTGGTCGCTTCTGTGATGCTGTTTGCAATGGCTTTTGTGATGCCGTGGCAAGCGATACAGACAAGAAAGCGATCCTTTCTTCAATCAAGCATATTAACAGCGGTCAAACGGCTGATAATTGCTATCTGTTTGCCGCTCCAATATCCAATGCTTGTTTTGAAACATTCTGGATATTTGCAGACGATCAACAAGAAGCTTACGAGAGCTTATGTGACGCGCTTGATACCCTATGCGATGAGGAAGATAAGGCTTATACGCTGGAGCTGGTAAGCATCAAGGCGGTGTTTCGTGGTGAGGATGTAAGCGACGATATACAAAGAGAAATAGCAATTCATGTTCATTGTAAGCCCAAATTTAGGGACGCGGTGAGAGCCGTCATATTTAGAGACATAACACCTTATGCGGCATCTGTGGAGTATTTCGGGGATAATGCCTATCAGCGAACAATTATGCGAAATGTGGAGATATTGAGAGGATATTTTCACGAATTAGGAATCTAAAAAGGGGCTGCTTATGCAGCCTTTTTTTATACCTATCGTATATGCCAGCATATACACCGCATAGACCACCACACCGCACCACACCACAAAACCCCCACACCGCACCGCACCACACCGCACCACAAAACCCCCACCGCACCACACCGCGACATAATAGAACCTATCAAACCATCAAGAGCGAATACCAAAACATTTTTAATGTCATTTCGCTGGTCAGCAAACGGTTATCAATCCGATGATATAAAACTAATCAATTAACGTGCTGCTTTGCTGGTGTTGTTCGTTGGTTTGCCTCTTTGATCTCTTCTGTTGTCGTATGTTGTGATCATTCGTGACAAGTATCCCCCCCCTAGTAGGTTCTTATTTTCTTCTGTGTTGTGGACGGGGGCGCAGACCCGCGAGGAATAGACAGTCAAAAAATCTGAAAAGGTAAGTTATTGTTGTCAAAGGCAATTAGCAGCCGTTTTGTTGAAAAAGTCAGTTTGTGGTATGGGCGACAAGTGCTCAGGAAACAGAATTTCAAGTGATTTGATAGAGTTATGTCAGTTTAGTAGGAGGTGACTATGCGCTATTTTGACCGATCAGATTTTGACTGCCCTTGCTGTGGCTACAACGTAACAACTGAAAGTTTTCTGAATAAGATTGATGAGACTCGCCATCTTGCGGGTGTTGCTTTCATCGTAAATTCTGGCTGTCGATGCCCCAAGCACAATAAGAAAGTTGGGGGTGCTGACAATTCAGCTCATCTACGCTGTGCTATTGATATTCGCTGCCTGAACAGTAGAACTCGCAAAAAGATCCTAAAGGCTGTGATGTATATGGGCTGGAGAAGAGTCGGAATCTACAAAAGCTTTATCCACGTGGATGATGATCCAAAGTTGCCAGAGGCGATATGGCTAGGCTAGGGACATCGAATGGCGAACAAGGGTGCGAGTGGATTTAAAAGCCCTCACAAAACGGTAAGGCTAGGAGCAAACCAAGGGAAGAAAGTAAACAAGACTGAGTTAGCTGTTCTTTGGGGTACGTCCCTGCCTACCATCAACCGATACATATCACTAGGAATGCCCGCTGAGCAAGATGGACGTTCCTATGTGCTCGATACCGCTGAATGCCTTAACTGGCGACTCCAGAAAGAGAAAGACGACAACCAGACCTCAGCCCCGTCCTCCGAAATGACCATCGAAGAGGCGAGGCGAAGACTTGAGGTGGCGAGAGCCATGCAAGCTGAGGTAGCCCTACAGAAAGAGCTTGGGGCTTTGATCGTCATTGACGAAATCATGGAGCAAGTGGAAAAGGCACTGTCTAACGTTCGAGCTTCTGCCGTGTCTCTTTCAAACCGTATTTCGGGGCGTTGTGAGTTCCAAGACCAGAAGACGATACGCAACATTATCGACCAAGAAGTAAATGAAATGCTGGAGGCTTTGAGTGGGTTCGAATCTGGAGAAGACGAAGACTGATTTTTCAGTATTAGAGCCGACAAAGATAGCACTGGATTATATCAGTGCCTCAATCAGTAAGGCTTTCAAGAAGTGCCTCAAGCCCATGCCAAAGATCAATCTGGTTGAATGGGCTGATACCTACCGATACTTGCCAGATAACTCAGCGGAAGCGGGTAAGTGGCGAACAGACCGTGTAAAAGTCGCGGCAGAGGCTATGTTAAGTGCCTCTGACCCTGACTGCCAACAAGTGACCGTAATGGCTTGCGTACAGCTTGCTAAGACGGAGCTAATCAACAATCTGGTTGGTTACTACATTCACTCTGAGCCTAGTCCGATCATTGTCGTAATGCCAAAAAAGGAAATGGCAGAGGGCTGGTCGAAAGAGCGTTTCAGCAAAATGGTATCTTCGACTCCAGTCTTAAAAGATCTGTTTAGCGGGAATCGAAGAGGTGACGGTAATACCATCTTGTCCAAGCAATTTGCTGGTGGACAAATCAACGTTGTATCTGCCCGTAACCCTACCGACTTGGCATCAAGGGCTTGTCGCATTGTCTGTTGTGATGAGGTGGACAAGTACCCTCAAGATGCTGGTAATGGCGAGGGCGACCCAATCAAAATCGTTTGGGAACGTAGCCGTACCTTTGGTGACAGGGCAAAGCTTATTGTTTGTTGCTCACCGACTGTCGAGGGCATTTCCCGCATCGAGGCAGAGTACAATTTATCTGACCAGCGTCATTTCTATCAGCCGTGTCCTCACTGTGGTCATGCTGAGGAATTGCAGTGGGAGAATGTCTTCATGCCACGGGATGAAGATGGTGACTACGTACCTGACAAAGCCGCTTATGTCTGTCCTGAGTGTGATGTTCTTTGGGATGAGAAAGACCGCCACAAGTCCATCAATGAGGGGTATTGGGTTGCTCACAATCCAAAGGTAAAAAAGCATCACGGCTACCAAATCTCAGCTTTTGCTTCCCCGTTCATCACCGTTAAAGGCATGGCTGAAAAGTGGGCTGCTGCTGAGGGACAACCTCAATCTGAGAAAGTGTTTTACAACACAATTCTAGCCCGTACTCACCGCGAGAAAGGCGACCAGCCTAACTGGAAGCGTCTCTACGAAAACCGAGAAGACTACCCAATTGCCTCTGTTCCAGAGGGCGTATTGATGATCACTTGTGGCATAGACGTTCAGAAAGATTATCTGGTCTATGAGGTCGTTGGTTGGGGGCGCGGCTTGCGCTCATGGTCAATCGAGAAAGGGATCATTGAGGGCAAGATGGAAGAGTATTCCACTTGGGAGAAGCTGGCTGAGTTCATGGATAGAACCTACACGTCCACTGGTGAAATCGAAATGCTTATTGAACGTTGCGCCATTGACTCAGGCTATGACACTCAAAACGTCTACGGATTTGTCCGTTGGTTCGGCAGTGCTCGAATGGTTGCGATTAAAGGTGAGGGCGAGTCCATGAAAGAAATGCTTGGCACTCCAAGACCAGTCGATGTGACGGTCAATGGTGAACGGGTAGCCCGTGGCGTTACACTATGGAAAGTAGGCTCAGCGGTGATTAAAGAGCAAGTTTATCGTTGGTTGAATCTTGAAAGACCAACTGATGAAGAGCTGGCTGGAGGTGACTTGTTCCCTGTCGGTTTCTGCCGATTCCCGAAATACGATGAGGAGTTTTTCAAACAGCTCACGGCTGAACAGTACATATCGAAAACAGATAACCGTGGCTATGTCTCTTACATTTGGGAAAAGGTAAGGCGAGATAACCACTTCTTAGATTGCCGTGTCTATGCGAGGGCGGCTTCTGCCATGCTCCAGATAGACCGATTTAGTGATAAGGACTGGATTAACAGGGAGAAGCGGATTTATCCGAAAATCGAGCTTGATAAGCCCGTTGAAAAGCCTGTTAGAGAGGTTTCAAAAGCTAAGAAGCCTAAGCCAAAACCGAAAGAGGAAGAGGCTCAGGTAGTGGTCAAACGAGGACGCAAGCGTAGAAAAGGCAACTGGATTGGGAGAGTGAAGAAATGAGTTACACAAAGCAACAGCTAGATAATCTTAAAGCTTCTTATGCCCGTGGTGTTCTAAAGGTTCGTGAGGGCGACACTTGGGTTGAATACGCTTCTCTCAGTCAGATGCACTTAGCGATTTTGAATATTGAGAGAGAGCTAGGCACGTCAAAAGTACCTAGTGGCACTCGAAGACTTAGAGTAAAACGAGCGAGATTCTACGGAGTTGGACGATGAATGTAGTTGATAGATTTTTTGAAGTGCTGTCGCCTCAAAGAGCTTTGAAGCGACAGCAAGCCAGAGTTGGTCTTGAGCTTGTTAAGAGCCAAGGTAAGCGTTGGTATGACGCAGCCAAAAACTCAAGCTCTAAGAATGGAGGATGGGTAGGTGTTAACTCTACCGATGGGGCTAATGAAGTCTCCAGAGCTTACAAGACGTTAGCAAGCGAGGCTCAAGAGCTTTGTCGAAACAATCCAATGGCTAAGCGAATGAAGCGGTCTTTTGGCAATAATGTTGTTGGTACTGGCATCAAAGCTGATGTGAAAGCTCCAAACAAAGCCAAGAAGAAAAGACTTCACCTAGCATTTCAAGAGTGGTCTAAGTCCCGTAAGTGCGATTTTGAAACGCATCAAAACCTCTACGGTATGCAGCACTTGTGGGCTACCACCATATTTGAAAGTGGTGGAGTTCTACTGGTTAAGCGCGTGAGAAACGGGAAGCTGACCGTTCAGACGGTTGAGCAAGATTATCTCGATGATTCAAAGAACAGTGTGGCTTTGAGTGGTGATGAAGACTTTACGGCAAACGGTGTTCATTTTGCTGGTACGGGTGAGGTCTTGGGTTATTGGCTACGTTCTTCACTGAATAATCGTACCACTACGACTTCTCGATACTTCAATGCTGATGAGGTCATTCACCTATTCATCAAAGAACGTGCTGGTCAGCATTTAGGTGTGACCGCTTTAGCTCCAGTCATTATTCGTCTCGATAACTTGGACAAGTACAACGAAGCTAAGCTCATGCAGCAACAAATCGCAGCTTGTTTCGGTGCGATTGTCACTGGTGCTCAGACTGCCACTGGCGTAGAAACTGATGATACCGATCTGGTTGATACCATCGAGCCAGCGATGATTGAGTACGTACCTCACGGAAGCACTATTAGTCAGCTATCGCCTCCAAAAGCTGATAACTCTGTCGAGTTTGATGCTGGCTTGAAGCGTGACATTGCTGTTGGTGCGGGTATGTCTTATGAGCAAGTTACGGGTGACTACAGCAAGCTTAACTTTGCGTCCGGTCGCATGGCTAAGGCTGAATTTAACCTGGAGCTAGATGTGTTCCAAACTCAGATTATGACCCTTGCGCTCGATGATATTTTCCAGTGGTGGCTCGATATTGAGTTCATGATGGAAGATACCAGCAAAGTCACGGTTGATTGGATATTCCCTGTTCGTGCGGCTGTGAATCCTAAAGAAGAGTTCGACATTCTATTCTCCAAGGTTCGTGCTGGTATGTTGTCGCCTCAGAAAGCGGCTAGTCAGCTAGGCGAGAAGCTGGAAGTGATCATTGAGTCTTGGGAAGAAGCTGTGAAGTTGTTCGCTTCTAAAGACCTACGTTTTGACCTAGACCCTAAATACTTCACCAAGGCTGGCAACCAAATTAATGAAGCTATGTGTGAACAGCTTAGTGATGCTGAGCCATCAAAAGAAAAGTCAAATGAACAGAAGACAACCGCCAATGATTAATAAGTAGCTGTTTTTAAAGTAATTAATGACCACTTAGTAAGCGTCAGCACGATTTGAGAAGATCTTTGTGCTGGCGTTTCTTTTTGTGCAGCGAATAAGTTGCAAATATCGGAGTAAATCATGAGCGATAGAACTAGAACGCTGCCACAAATGGAAATTAGAGCAGAGATCAATCCAGCCACAATCAATGAGGAAGACCGCACCGTTGAGGTCGTTTTCACCACTGGTCAGGCTGGAGAAAGAGGCGGCTACTGGAGCGACCCGTACATTGAGCAGTTACGAGTTGATTCAAAAAGTATCCGCACTGAAAGACTGGATAAGGGTTTATCCGTCATTGACTCTCATAAGACCTATCGTGGCATTGATGGCGTTTTCGGTATCACAGAAGAGTACCGAATAGAGAATGATGAGCTGGTCGGAAAGATCAGATTCAGTAAGCGACCAGAGGCAGATTTAGTCTTTCAAGACGTGAAAGACCGAATTTTGAAGCACTTTAGCCTTGGCTATCGTGTTTTTGAATACGAGCGAAAATCTGCCCCTGATGGCGAGTTAGATACTTATACCGCTGTTGACTGGATGCCAACAGAGCTGAGTATCGTCCCTGTTTCGTTTGAGACTAATAACGGTGTTCGTACCGCCTCAGATGAAGAGTTCAATGTAAAAATCACTAATTTGGAGAGTGAAGAAATGGGTGACACAACTAACACACCAGTTGTAGATGGCGGTGAACAACGTGGGGCTGATGCTGGTACAAATCCAGTGGTAACAACTCCAGTGACTACGCCAGATACTAATCCAGAAGATCAGTCGCGCAACATCGAGGCTGGCTTAGAAGCTCAGCGTCAAATGCTGCCTACGATGATGGACGCTTGTCGCAAGGCTGGCATCGAAACAACATTCGCAACAGATGAGTTTGCTAAAGGCACTTCTGTTGATAATTTCCGTTCAATGGTACTAGACAAGCTGGAAGAGAAATCTAAGAGCCGTGGTATCCAAACTGGAGGCTCTGTGGACTTAAATTCAGATCAGCGTCAAGACCAAGCGGAGCAAACCCGCGAAAACATCACGACAGCAATTCTAAGTCGTGCTAACCCTGAGCTTTTCCAAGGCTCTGAACAGTCCCGTGAGTGGGAAGGTATGCGACTAATGGATATTGGTCGTGAGCTTCTTGTCATGCGTGGTGAGTCGGTTCGTGGTATGTCGCCAATGACTCAGGCTGAGCGTATGCTTTCATCGACTTCTGGCTTCTCTCAGATTCTTGCTGATGTAGCTAACAAGTCAATGAAGACGGCTTACCAAGAAATTCCTCGAACGTTCCAATCAATTGGTACTCGCGCCACGGCTTCTGACTTCAAAGACATTCGTCGTCTACAGCTAGGTGACGCACCGAGCTTGGAAGAGCTGAATGAAAACGGTGAGTTCACTCGCGGTAAAATGACAGAAAGTGGCGAGAGCTACGGAATCAGCACTTACGGTAAGATCTTTGGTCTTACTCGAAAAGTTCTGATCAACGATGATTTAGATGCATTTGCCCGTCTTCCAGCTCTTTTCGGTTCTGCTGCTTCTCGCAAGCAGTCTGACCTAGTTTGGGGCTTGCTACTTGGTTACGACTTCAAGAAGAACGCAGCTAAAGATACCATCATGGCTGATGGTAAATCTCTATTCCACAAAGACCACGGCAACCTACTTGCTGCTGCTGGTGGCAAGCTTTCTGTTGAGGCAATCAGCAAAATGCGCCAATTGGGACGTAAGCAGAAGACCCAAGACGGCAACTTTATGAACGTTGAGTACCGCACGATTGCTGTACCTACTGGTCAGGAAACTTTGGCTGAGCAACTTCTGTTAGCTCAAATCAATCCGACCAGTGACGATCAGACTAACCCGTTCAAATCTCGTTACGGAATCATCGTTGAGCCACGTCTAGATGTTGTTTCAGAAGACGCTTTTTACATGTTCTCTGACAAGCGAATCATGCCTACGTTCGATTACACGTTCCTAGCTGGTGAAGATGAGCTGAATATCGAAACTCGCAGCGGCTTTGAAGTTGATGGCTTTGAAATTCGAGCGCGTATGGATTTCGGTGCTGGTGTGACTGAATACCGTGGCATGGCTAAGTCTGACGGCAAAGCTTAATTGATAGCTGGTCGGGAAGCCGACCAGCCCTATTGGAGAAAAACCATGAGCAATAACTTTATTCAAAAAGGCGACACTCTTACTTATGAGGCTGGAGCAGCCGCGAAAGAGGGTGATGTTGTGATTTTAGGCGAATTAGCGATCGTTAATGCTTACGATGTTAGTTCTGGTGATTCTGGTGAGGGACATACGACAGGTGTGTTTGAGCTTTCTAAGAAAGCTTCTGACGCTCCAGCGCAATTCACCGCTGCTTACTGGGATGAGTCCAAGAAATACGTGACTACTACAGGTACAGGTAATAAGCAGATTGGTATTTTTGCGGAAGCTGGCGTGGCTAGTGCTGATACAGTTCTTGTTAAGCTGTATAACCCGTTTGTTCCATACGTAGCCCCTTAATGAGCTTAGTGTCAGATATCCTTGAGGCTGCTGGTGCAGCCTCACAGGAGTTGCTTGGTGAAAGCTGCCTGTACACCGACAGAGACGGAGCGACCCGCGAAATCAATGTTGATATTAATCGAAGCAAAGAAGTTAACAATGAGTTTGGCATTCTTGCTGGCTATTCGATTGAGGCAATTTTCCTAATCTCTGACGTTCCCTTGCTTGCCATTGATGACACGTTCATTGAAGTGGCAACAGGTGAAAAGTTCAGAGTCTCTTTTGTTGGTAAAGAGACAAAGCTGAAATATTACTGTGATGTGGTACAGGTGGACTAATGGCAAAAGTGTTCAACGTAGAGGACTTAACCTTGCTCAAGAAGATGATAACTGAGCGCGGTGATGCGGCTAGAAAAGCTGCTGCCCTTACGGTGAATCAAAGTGCCATTTTTGCCATGAAAGAGTCCATTAAAGAGATCACTTCCTCAGTAAATTTGAAAGAGTCCTACGTTCAAGGTCACATGGCGGTAGCTGGTAAAGCTACTCCAAATAGCCTCAAGGCTGAGGTTTATGCCAATGAACGTGGAACGCTTTTGACTCGATACCCATTCAACAAGACGGCTCAGGGCGTATCAGTGGCTATCAATAAAGGGCGTGGCTATCGAGAGATACCGCAAGCTTTCATGGTTAAGTCGCTGAGGGGAAGTAACGCGCAGGGCATAGCTTTGAGAAATACCGAGGCTTTGAAGTTGTATGAGGCTGTTGGTGGCTCTTCTGGAGCTAAAAAACTAAGCCGATTGAGAGCAAAGGCGAAGAGCAAACCAAGTGGTATTCATGTTCTTCACTCACGCTCCATAAACCAGCTTTTCACTTCTGCAAGGGATGATATTAACCCTGAGCTAACCAGTTTCATGCTTAGGGAGTTCATGAAGAATATGGATCGGTTTTAATGTCAAAAATTAGCGACATACGCAAGAACGAACTCATACCAAAGTTAAAGGGTGTAGATGGATTAAATGTGCTCGATGGCTGGTTTGTTAACTACGTCCATAAGTTTTCCAAAACAGGTCAGAAGCTCAAGTTTCCGCTTGCCAGTGTTCAGCCGAAAGAAGAGGTTACTGTTCAGTCCAAGTCGGGGCTGGATGGGATAAATGCCAGAGCTTTTACTGTCATTGGGGCTACCTCAGTTAGAGAGCCAGAAACGGTTAACGATGAGTTAGATGATCTTTTATTTAAAGTTCGCCAAGCCTTAGCAATAAACGCTTTCGACAACGAGAGTGAAGCGCATAAGTTAGAGTTTGGTGATGTTAAGTTTGATTTGCCTGAGCGTGGTGACGAGTACGCATTCTTCGAGCTGACAATCAGGGTTTCATACACAGAAAGGTGGCAACCAGATGATAAACAATAAACCATTTAAAGATCGTTTGATTCTTAAATTGGACTCAAAGGAAGACCAGAAAGTTGGATTAATTGTCGTGGCTAACAAGCATCAAGAAGAGCCTACGATGGGAACTGTAGTCGGTCTTCCAGAATATGAAATCTTACCTGACGGTACGCCAGTTTTTGACCATCGTTTTAGTTACGGTGACAGAGTTAAAATCGGGAAGTCTGTTGGTACTCAGTTTACGGGTGATGATGGTGATAAATACCACGTCATACGTGTAGACGACATACTTATACACTGGAAAGAGGAAAGCTAATGGCTAACAAATCGTACCTTGGTAAAGGCACAATTTACTTTGAAGAAATCGGTGGTACTGGCGGTCTTATCCCTGTTGGTAACTGTTCACAATTGGACATTGCCGTTAACGAAAACAAGCTTGAACAGAAAGACTACCAAGAAGCTGGTGGCGCACTGGTTAACACCGTGACCAACATTGACTCAGTAGTTGCTTCTATCAACTCTCTAACTGTGAATGCAGACACCATTGGTCTAGCACTACGTGGTTACGTTAAAGATCATAAGGGCGGGGCTGTCTCTGATGAAGAGCATGAAGTTAAGTCTGTGCCGTCTTACATCAAGCTAAGTCATGCGCCAGACAAATCCGCTACGTTCAAAGTAGTGGATAAGGCTTCCCCGACTACTGAGTTCGAAGAGGGTACGGATTTCGAAATCAAGAGTGGTGGTATCTCTATCATTGCTGACGGTGCAATCACCGATACAATGACGTTACAGGTTAACTTTACGAGTTTAACGAGCCGTACTGTTCAGCCAATGACTCAGGCTGGTCTTGATTACAAAGTTGTGTTTGATGGCTTGAACGAAGCGGAGGGTGGTAAGCCAGTTATCATCGAGTTCCACAAAGTTAAGTTTAACTACACTCAAGCACTTGCACTGATCTCTGATGATTTCGGTTCGCTGCCAATGACTTTCGATATTCTGAAAGACGACACACAAACTGGTTTCGACACGTCCAAGTTTATGTCTATCGACATCGTGGAATAAGAAGACAGGCAACAATCTCGATAAAATGGGCTGCATAACGCAGCCCTTTTTTTTTGGAGATTTCGATGGCTACTGAACGTGACGCACTGGTCAAACTGATAATCGAGGGTGAGAACCTACTATCACCAGAAATCAATGAGGCGGTCATTGATTTAGACAGATTAGCCAAAGAGTCGAAGTCTGCTAAGGACGAGCTAAGGCAGCTTGAGAAGAGCCAAGAAACCATTTCATCGTTCGATGAGTTGGAAAAGTCTGTTACTGAAACCTCTGATGCTCTTATTAGGGCGCAAGTCGAAGCTAAGGCTACCAGTCGCGCAATGCGTCAGGCTGGTGATGATGTTGACGAGTCAATGGTTGAGGCAAATGAGCGAGCTAAGCTGGCTGTTAGCGAAACCAGAAAAGAACTGAATGCTCAGAATAAAGAGCTTAAAAAGGCTCAGTCTGAGCTTAAAAAGATGGGCGTTTCCACTGAGGAAGCCGCTCAAGCCGAGGCTGACCTAGCCAAGCGAATCGTTGAGTCCAAGGCTCGAATTACCGAGCTTAATACTACCTACCGTGACCAACAGTCTAACTCTCAAGCTCTGATTATTACCAAGCAAGAAGAGCTACGCGCACGTAAAGAAAACGTGAATCAGATGGAGCTGGAAGAGGATGTAGTCAAAGAACTGACCAGCATTGCCAATCGCCAGCTTACAACTCTTGCCAAAGTATCCGGTGAAATCGACAAAGAAGCCGTCTCTCATAAACGAGTGTCTGATGCTATCGAGGGCGAGAGAGCTGCCCGTGTCAGAAACATCGAGACGTTAGACCAGTCCGTTATCAAAGCTAAAGCTGAACGTGATGCTATCGCCAAAACTGAAAAGTCGATGGAGAAGTATTCTAATGAGTATGATCAGTTAGTTCGAAGCCGTGAGCGTGGCGACATTTCTCTAAAGAAAATGATCGCGGAAGAAGAAAAGCTGAAAAAAGCTCTTGGTCTTACCTCAGCTCAGGTTAAAGAGAAGAAGCGAAACATCGAGGCGGTTGCCAGAGACGAAGAACGTTCAGCGGCAGCAACCAACAAGGCGGCTGATGCCGAGCGGAAAAAGGAAGTAGACCTACAGAATGTAGAAGCGGCTTTAGTCCAGTATCGAATCGAGCTTGAGAAGCTGAACAAGGCGAAGAGCAAGGGCGAGATTTCAACAGAGCAATACATTCGAGCAGAAGACAAACTCAAGAAGACTTTAAACCTCACAGCGGCTCAAGCTGCTACCGAGAAGAAAGCCATCGAAGCGGGTGCTTCTGCCAAGCGTGGCGCGGCTGGCAATACCGATATTCTTACTACGGCAACTCGAAGACTAGCTCAAGCCTACACGGTCTTGCTTGCGGCTCAGAAGTCGGTTCAAGGCGCGGTAGAGTCGGTCAAATCCTACGGAGAGTATGAAGCTGCCCTAACTGGCGTATCCAAGACAACAGAGCTGACAGCTCAAGAGCTGGACGAGTTAGGCGACATTGTTACTGAGCTGTCCACCAAAGTGTCCGGTACAGCGGTTGATAGTCTTCTCAAGTATGGTGAAGCTGCTGGTCAGATGGGTGTTGAGGGTACTCAAAACCTGACGGATATGATCATTGCGGCTGATGCCCTTGCTTCTGCGACTGACCTTGCTGGTGATGAGGCAGCGAGAGCAATGCTACGTATCCAAGAGGTGACAGGTGATGCCGAGGACGGCATTCACGCTATCGCTTCTTCTGTGGTCGAATTGGGTAACTCATACAAGCTGACTGAATCAGAGCTACTGGACTTCACCAAAGAGATTGCGGCTGGTACTTCTAACGTAGACCTGAGTACCAGTGCGTTGCTTGGTATGGGTGCGGCAATGCGCCAAATTGGTCTTCCAGCCGAGCGTACCCGTTCAACTCTTTCCCGTACATTCTCAACGATTCAAGAGTCCATTGCTGGCAGTGCCGAGCAGATGGAATACCTGTCTAAGATAGTCGGTGACACCGCTGAAAACATCGAGAGGGATCTTGGTGAAATGCCTGAGAAAGTCTTTATGGACTTCCTTGATGGCTTGAAGCGAATGGGTGAAGAGGGTTCGACCACTAAAGATATTATGGCTGCATTTGGTGTGACCAGCATCGAGACAGTGGATACCTTGAACGTACTGACCACTCAGGTAGACACCATGCGCCAAGCGGTGCTGCTATCAGGTTCAGCTTACGAAGAACAGAATGCTCACCTCCAAGAAGCGTCCAAGTTCTATGCTACTCAGCAACAGGAAATGCAGCGCACCATCAACCGACTGAAAGAGCTGGCTAAGGCTATTGGTGAGGCGTATTCGTCTGATACCCAAGAGGCTCTTCAGAAAGTCGTAGACCTACTAAATGAGTTCGACACAACGATCATCAAGGCGGCTGAGAATGCTGGTTTGCTGTTCGAGGGTACTGCCAGCTTAACTGAGGGTGTTGCGCGTTTTGGCATGGCACTCGATGGTCTGATTCCAAACCTGTCCCTTACGGAAATTCTCTTTCAGACAATGCGTGGTGCGGCTAACTACACCACCATAGCTCTGAATACTGCCGCTCTTTCCATGAATGCCCTAAGCGGTGAAGTGGCTGAGTTCTTTGGTGCGTCAGAAGAAGAAATGATGAAGTACCAGAAACGCTCTGAGTCTCTTCATGCGTCCATTCTTCAAGACCAGAAAGACATTGCCGAGGCTTCCAATATCGCGGCTGGCAAAGCCTCTGTTGCCTACTACAAATTGCGCGATGCCGCACTGGAGAATCACAAGGCAGTAAAAGACCTGACTGATGCTGAACGTCTCGCTATTAACGAGATTATCAATAAAGTCGGCTACATGGAGGATGAGGATGAAGTCTACCGACTTCTGACCGCAAAAATCCAGCAAAAGGTACGTGAACAAAAGGTCGAAGCGGGGCTGAATGAGATCACTGGCAAGTCCATTGATAAAGTAACCGGCTTTTTGAATCGCAATGGAATTGCTTACCAACAATCCACCGATTCCATCAAGGAAAATACGGACGCGACCAAGGAAAACTCACTAGCTCAAGATGAGGCAGCAACCAAGACAATTAGTTTGTCTGAGGCAAGAAATAAAGCCTCAGCCGTAGCCAGAGAGTCGGCACAGTCGGCAGAGGATGAAGCAAATTCTCTCTCAAAGCTGGAGCTGGCTGAACAGCGCGTAAATATCCAGATTGAAGAGAAGATAGCGAAGATTGCTGTAGCGATTCAAAGCGGTCAAAGCTATGCCAAGCAGCAACAGGAGCTTACTGATCTCTATGAACGCCAACAGAAGATTCAGGCTGATTTGGCTATTGAGCAAGAAATCTATAACGCCACTGCTTCCAGCTCAGTACAGATTGTCGAAAAGTACGCGAACAAACAGAAAGACCTCCAGAAAGCTTTCCTAGACGGAAAGTTGACGGTTGGTGAGTACACCGAGAAGAACAAGGTTCTTACCTCAGTTATTCGCCAGTTGACCCCTCTTCTTACGGAAGAGCAAAAAGAGATCCTTGGCATTGGTACGGCAGCAAAGCAAACAGCGCGAGATATTGAAATGTTGCGTAGGGCTAAAGAGCTGGACGCTATCACATCAAAGACTGCCGCTGTCACCGCTGTTGAGTACCAGAAGCAGCTCATCGAGGTTAACAAGAAGTGGGAAGATGGCTCTATCTCACTCAAGGACTACACCGAGCAGAAGAATTTCCTGACGGGTGCAATTACCAAGATTATTCCGGTGCTAACCGAGGAAGAGAAGAAGATTATCGCTTCTGGCGCGGCTATCTCTAAGAACGAGAAAGGCGTTAAGACGCTGGTTAAAGAGCACAACAAACTTGCCAATAGTTCTAAGGACGTGGCTGATGCTTTCTATCTTCAAGAAGCAGCCGCTAAGTCGCTAGGCGAGACTATTAACGATTCTATTGATAAGACCGCTCAAGCCACTGACAAAATGACCAAGGGCATCAAGGGGGCAAACACCGCTCTCAGTGCGGCTGGCAAGGTCAGTGTGTCTCTTGGTGGCATAGTCAAGGATTTGGACGACTCAAGCCTTAGCAACCTGACGGACGAGGCTGAGAAAGCTCAACAAGCATTTAAAGAGCTTAAAGGTGAAGCCTTAGATGCTGCTGACTCGATTCAAGAACGTTATGACGAAATGACGCTGAGCGATGAAGAGAATCTGACAAAAGACTACGAGAAAGAGATCAAAGACATTCAAGAGTTGCTGAAAGCAGCAATGGAAGAGAATGACATTGAGCTTCAAAAGCGACTCATCAAAGCCAAGAAGCAACTTGAAGAAATGCGCGATTTGGAAATGGAAGAGGTCAAGAGGCGCAAAGATTCTGAGGTCGATTCTGGACTTGTTGATGGCGCAATACCTAGACCAACACCAATGCCTTATCTCGATAATGAAATCTTTGAGAAGCTTGCTGATGCACTTGAGAAACTGAACGTTTCAGCCAGCGTTTCTGCTGGTGGAGGAAAGACTCACACTGTCGATTTGAATATCGGTGGCGAGAAGCTTTCTGTTCAGCTTTCAAACGAAGAGAGCGTGAGCAATCTTCTTGATGTTCTGAGCAAAATTGGAGGAAACACATTATGAAGCTAACCGATTCAAGCGGTGCTTCTGTTGAATTTACAGATGATTTGGAATGGGTTGATGAGCTGTCGTACACGCCAGTTGCTCAATCCTACGAAACGTCAGTGATGGGTAGTCTTCTTGTTCAAGAGGGGATGCTTACCGCTGGTAGACCAGTGACTTTAGTCGGTGGTGGTGATGTTTGGGTGGACTACAAAACGGTTAAGGCACTCAGAGAAATGCTGACCAAGACCGGACTGAAACTGACGTTAGTCAGTGGGGATGTGATCAGTGTGAAATTCAGACATCAAGATACACCAATTGAGGCTATGCCGATTCAGCGAAGAAGAAGCTATGACGACACAGCCAAATTTACTCTTACATTGCGATTCATGGAGCTTTAAATGCCAATTAGTAAACATGATGTTAAGTTGCTCGAATCTGAGCGTTTAACCGATGAGCCTGATGGGGGTGGTCGCGCCACTGGTAAAGCCATCGTTTCTGGTCAGCTAAATAACCTTTTTCCCGACCTATCCCGTTTAGACCGTACCGTTGGTGATGTGTCATTGCGTAAGGTTTTTTGTGGCGTTGTTACGGACAACTCTGAGGTTTACTTGGGTGCTCATGTAATTGCCAATAAAGCCCCGAAAGACCCGCACGTCCATGTAGTGCTGTTCGATACCCAAAGTCAGACAGATGAGCGTGAACAAGCAAGGCAGCGCATCGAGGCGTACACCGTTAAGTCGGTCATTCTTCCTATGCAGCTTTACGGTAATCACTTGAGAGGGCAAAAGGTACTGTCTGTGATTCAACAGATAGGTATGCCAGCTCCAGAGACGGGTAACATTCACGTTTTGCTAGATAGAAAGGACGGGCATGAGCAATTTGTACGTTTCGTTGATGTAGAGGGCAGTACCCGCGATTTCATCATCGTGGTTGGCTCTGAGCGTAAAGTCGTGAAGATGGACGTTTATATCTGTGAGCTGGCTACTGAGCTGCAATATGACTTCCAAGGCGTTGTGCCTAGCCTTGGTGGTACTGACCCTGTTGAGGGTAATGACTCAGAGACGATCTTTTATGACACGATTGTTGCTGATGCCGCTCGATACTTTGGTGTGAAGTCGTTAAAGCTTCCGCTAAAGGCTGGCGACACGGTTGTGAATATTGGTGAGGTCTACACGCCATTAGTTCCAAGTACGACAAGAGAGCGCGGATTTACTGATGAATCGTCAGCTCCACCAAATCCATTGCAGATTTCATCTTCAAGTTCACCTCGAAACCTGAGCATTAAGTTTGGGCTGGTCAGCGGGAAGATTTCTCGCTCTGATTTTCCTCATACCTTGGCAAAGACCAGCGGTACACTGGTTATTGATGGCGGTACTTACGTTGACCGAGGCAATGGCTACTTTGAGTGGTCAAGTGGCTCTAACAACTTTGAATCTATCAGTGTTGATTATGAGCTAGGGGTAATTCAAGCAGCGGGTAAGAGCAAGGCGTTTACAGGCAATGCCAGCCTGACTTATCAGCCAGCGGTTTCATTGGGCTTCCCTCAGATTACCGAGCGTTACTACGTCACCGATAATGACCGTGGATTCACTTATGTGTTCGATTTAAGCGAAGCGAATCCAGTCCAAGGTTCGGTCTACATTCAGTATGTTGCTTTAGGTAAGTGGCAAACGTGTTGGGATGATGGCAAAGGCACTATTGTGGGCGCGGCTGTAGGAACGGTTGATTATGTTACAGGTTCTATCAACATCACGTTTACAGCTCAACCGGACGCTAGGACTTACGTTCTTATTACCGCTGCCTCTTACCAGCTTTTAAACGCTACGCTGGTGGACAAGAAGTTCACGGCAGAGAAAGGTCAGCTTCTTACGACTAGCAAGGCTTTCTTGTCTGAGCGTTGTGAGATTACTTGGGAAAATGGCGCAAAGAAAGCGGTTGGTGATAACAAAGGCAATCTGAGCGGTGATGCAACAGGTAAGGTCTACGGTTCGCAACGTCAAATCTTCATTAAGCCTAACGTCATGCCGATTCTTGAGGAAGAGTATCTAATCAAGACAGATACGCTTAAAGGCGATCCCTCATCCAAGGTTCAGCAAGGTAAGCTGGACGACAAAACTATGCTTATTGATTTAGGTGGTCTTGTTGCTAAAGGTACGGTCACGATGGAGTTTACGATTCGTGAGATTACTGGCGCAAATGATCATTTGGGTGATATTGGTTACACCTACAAAACGTATCGAGTAAAAGCGACTGATGATCCTATAGGTGGAGACACCGGTTCTTTTGGCAAGTACGGGACGATTGACTACACCACTGGTCAAATTACGGTTAACGCATCATTCGCTTACAAATACTCAGTGATTGAATACCGAGCGTCAGGCTTTTGGTCTAGAAAGCGTACCTATGCGGTGAATGCTGAATCTGGTCTTGGTGGCGATGCTCAAGTGCTGGTCAATTATGTTGAGGGTACACCGGATATCGGTGATGTAGGTCATGAAGACACAGTGCCAGTCAAGGAAGTAGCTCTAACGTTCGACCTTACTCCAAGCGTCAGCTCAGAAGCGCGAGTTTTGCAGCCTAACAGCTTAGAGTTCAAGGTAGGTAGCCAAACGTTCATAGATGATGGTGGCGACCTAGTTACTAACTACGACACAAGCACTGGTACGGGTGACTTGGTTGGCTCTGTCGATTATGAGAGTGGCTATGTCACTATCAATGAGTACGGTACGTCTACGGACGTGCAAGTAGTGTCTGGTGTGATCATTGATGCCACGGCTAACTATGACTATGCGTATTTCCGATGCAAAGATTATCCGGTTAAGACTGGCAACTTTATGATCAAAGGTCGCACTGTTGGGAATAATCAAATCAACGGACGCGATGATGGTGCTGGAAAGATTACTGGTGACGGCATCAAAGAGGGTGTGATTGATTATGGCACTGGCTTAGTTGATGTGAAGTTCACTGAGGCTGCCGCTGCTGAGACTATTCGATACAACGTAGTATCTCAGAAGACCTTGCCAATCTCTTCTGACCTAATTGGTCTGGACTCTTCCCGTCTTCCTGCTGATGGACGTGTCCCTGTCTTCCGTGACGGCAACGTAGTGGTTCTTAATCATGAGAAAGAGACTGAGGTCGAAAATCCTGTTGGTGGCACTGAGTTAGACCTAGCGCGTACTCACATAGCTTCTGTCATGGTGACAGGCTCTAAAGGTCTTATTCTCGATGAGGCTCAATACACCGTTAATTTGAGCGAGGGTAAGCTTCGATGGGCTGACCCGCTGGTGTTGGTTGATAAGGACGGCAAAGCTCTGGCTAAGCCGCTTACGGTCACTGACCGAATTGAGCACATGAGCCTAATTGAGAACGTCCAAATCCTTGGCACGATAGATTTGCTCAAGCCTATTGCTCACGATTTCCCTGCTGATGAAACAACCGTGTCCAGTGCCATTCTGTACGGTGATACTTTCGCTGTCCTGTCTAATTGGTTCGGTGAAAGGTCGTGGGATAACGCTAATCCTAACTGGTCAGACAAACCAGTGGGCGACCCCCCTGTCGCTGACTATGACCGAGTTAACTTTCCTCCAGTCGTAATTAACAAAGGCTCTATTGATGAGAAGTGGGTGTTGTTGTTCAAGACATCCACTAACTTTGACATCATTGGTAAAGACTTTGGTGTTATTGGTGAGGGCAGTATCGACACTGACACCGCACCACCAAACCCTGCTAATGGTTCACCGTTCTTCACTATCTTAGCTGGTGGTTGGGGTGACGGATGGGTAGGTGGAAACGCCATACGTTTCAATACACGTTCAGCTCTGAATCCGCTTTGGGTTTGTCGTACTACGCTGAGCAGTGACGTTGATATTGAAGTTGATGAAATCGGCATTCAAGTTCGTGGTGATGCTAGTTAATTGAATACACGGTGTATATCTACGGATATACACCGCATATGTGGAGGTTTTATGGCTTACGATGGCGAATCAGATGGTGGAACAGGTATTTCAGGTGATCCTTATGTGATAAGGACAAGAAATCAAGCTATTGATTTTGTGACTCAATATTTCGCTCAAAGGAAGTGCGATTCTCAGCATTTTAAGATAGTTGACTCTCATGACTTTGGTGGTTTGGTTATTCCTGTCACAGCGGGTAGAAATGAGTTAAAAAACAGCACAATAAGAGGGGAGGGAAACCATTTAGCTGGATTCCGATTAAAGCCGAGTGGTAGTAATGCAAACGAGATTTTTTATCGTTTTACACTTGTAAATTGGTATGACATTACGCTTGATTTGGTTAATGACAATCATTTTGAAACGGGAACTCAAGGTAATTTCATTGGAGGCTATGGTCATGGTCTTTTGTGTGAAAATTCAAGACTGAACTACTACGAAACAGTGAAAACCATGTCGGCAAGAAGCGGCAATGGAATCAGGATCAATAAGTGTCTTTTAGATAACGGCAGTATCGCCATGTATCAAGATAATGGGACGATAAATGGGGCTAATAATTTCTATAATCCAAGTTACCGATATTCAAGCTCTAGCGGCAAGGATATTGAAAGCTTTGACGATCCTTATGACCCTGAGAACTACACAATTCTTCCAGACGATAAATGGACAAAAAATGGCTACTCTTTGCCATTCACCAAGCCAGCCGATAGCGAAATATATGTTGCTGCTGGAGTAACTACTGTTGATGGTCTTCCGAAAGGTCGAACCGTGGGTATCAATAACGCTCAATGGGAACTTCTTCTTAAAGTGGAAAGCGACCCTATAAATGGGAAGTTTGATGTTGCCTTTTTCGGTACTGGCAGCCGAGTTTATTTGATTGCTTATGATTCTATCGGCAGTCCACCTTTTACCAGCCACACCTATGCAATCGGAGATAGAATAACTCCAGATGAAAATAATGGTTTTGCTTATGAATGCAAAGTGGCTGGAGTGTCGAGTGATACTGTCCCGCCTCCACCTTGGGATACCAAAGCAGACCTTACTTGGGGTACGGCAGTGTTTGAGCCTAAGAAATTGGATATTCCTGTTGTGGCTGGTCACTATGCTGTTCAGAAGCTCAAGCCTATTGTCCCTCCAGTTCCTCCAGTTCCTCCAGCCCCTCCAGTTCCTCCAAAGCAAGGAGTTAGCTAATGGCTTGGGGTGATAAACATCCTTGGCTGGATGTAGAGGACGCTAAGTTAGACGCTGCTGGTGGATACATACCAGATGGCGACCTAACCTCAGTGAGACTTGAAGCTGAGCCTTGGGGCTATCCAGAGGGGGCGAGAGTCGTTAAAGGTACTTACAAGTACAATAACGTAGCCGCGAAGCGTCAAATGTTCTTAGTATCGACAGAGGCATTGCCACTTAAAGGTACTGGCGTTTTGCGCCATCAAGTTTTAGACGAAACATATACCGATCCTGTTACTGGACAGTATCAACTTATGACAACATTTAAGTCAGGTGTTGTAGTGGTTGCGGTTGATGATTATGGGAAGCTTCACCGAGAGGGCGTGACCGCTCTTGTCGGTGACACCATTCGTCCACAAAGCATTTACTACATAGGTCTTGTTTATCGTTGCACTAAGACCGGACTGGTTGGTTCAGCTCCAGACTGGACAGCTCACCATGAGGGTGACACGGTGAAGATTGGTGAGGCTGAGTTCCTTGCTGAAATGTACTCAAGACCGCTAGTACACGGTGTTTTATTTCCAGAGGAAACGGAGTTATGACCAAAGAGGTTATCCATATTGATGGTCGAGTCGTTGATGCCTGTTCAGAAGAGGGCAAGGCGGCTTTGGCTGAGTGGGAGTCGGACTTTTCAGAAGAGGCAAAAGCTACCGATTTGTTCGCTGAATTTGCTGAGGTCAGAAGCCAAGAGGTAGTAATTCCTAAGAGCGCGACCCCTCATCCATTTTATGAGGCTGGCACTGGCACTAGCTCAGACCCGTGGTATATCGCCACTGATGAACAGTTTGCTCAGTATGCGAAAGAAACTGATGTGAAATATGCGAGGTTAGCTGCTGATATTAGTATGTATCGCTATCCAGACCGGATTACTTTTACCGATAAAAACTTAATTGGTAATGGAAGACGAATAACCAATTGCAATGTCTACTTACAGCGAGGAAGTGGCTGGTCTTGGATTCATTTTCACGACAGTAGGTGGTACGCGAACGGCTCTAAAACTGGACTACAACCTACCAACATGTTCTTTACGGGTTTGATGAATCCCGATGGTGGTAAGGCTTTTGAGGTAAACAGAACCACATTTAAAAATAACCTTGTCGATTGTGTTGATGAGGCGAAATTTATCACCAATGTCTATACGGGCGGTTCAAATGACATGGCTGGTACAGTCTTGCTTAACGGGAAAAACTGTAGCCTTAAATCTGCTAGGGATTTGAGGAATGACCCTGATAAGTATCTTAGAGAAAAACACACAGGTCTTTCTCTAAGTATTTGGAAATTTGACCCTGATGGTTTGCCAATCACGATGGTTCGTAAAGACTTGCCTAACTTGGACAAACAAGTAGTTGAGGGTAAGACTTTTGTGTTGGGAGAGCCAGCGTCAAGAATTGTCTCTGCATTCTCAGAACCTACGGGCATTCTTATTAAACAGGAAGTTTCAGACGAGGTGACGGGTGAGTTTTCGTTAAATGTTGCCCCTCATACTGGCACTCTGATGGTCACTGTTATTGACGATTATGGGCGAGACTTTGCCAGAGAGTATGACTATGAAGTTGGGGATATAATTCATCCAAACACTCCAGATGGCTATCGCTATCGTTGCACCACCGCTGGAATGAGTGCTGATGAGCCGCCACAAGAGCCTTGGGGTGGTGATGTGGTGGTGAGCGGAGACGCTGAATTTAAGGGTGAAGTGATCGCTTATCCTGAGATTTCAGCTCACATGAAATCTGAATACAAGAAATGGACTGGTTAATATGTTTATCATTCAAGGCAAGGCATTAATCAACGGGAATCCAGCTAAGCGAAACATCACCGTACTGGAAAGTTCCACTAATACAGTAGTCGTTCGAGGTCAGTCGGTTGGTCAGACAGGTGAATGGCTGGTGGAAGTGCCAGACGACTATCAAGGCTACATCGTCATAATCTCTGATGATTATGGCAAGGCTATGGAGTTAAACACCGAGTATCAACTAGGTGATGTGATCATTCCTGATGTTTGGGTAAGTAAGCGTTGGATTTGCACCACGGCTGGAACAACGGGAGAAGTGGAGGCTGAGCCTTGGGATGATGTTTTGATGGCTGGCTCTGCTGTTTTTACTGCTGTTGAGATTTTTGAGGCTGAGATATTTGCGCCTGTTAAACCTAAAGAAGTAGGAGCTTTGTAATGGCAAAGTGGGTAAGAGTCAGACCAGCGTTTTTAAACACCGATAGCTTGCGAGTCGATAGTGTTGTCGATGGCTCAAACATTGTCGCAGACAGTGACATTTACTCACCAGAAATCTACCCAAGAAAGCAGCCTATAACTACTGATTCAAAGGTAGGCTATATGCCTATCACTGATGATGACAAGTTCAACACCAACTCATTTACTTGGAAAGACTCAGAGCCGCCATATATTCCACCTACATTTGTAGAGGGTACGGTCAAGTTTGGTGAGATACCAGCATCGAGGATGGTGCTGGCATTTTCGCTGACCAAGCGGGACATACCTAACTCTGATGATGGCTCAGGAAACAAGATTAAATACTTTGATGTTGTCGGTGTTGACCAGTCAGATGATGATGGTGATTTCCGAATGGACACTGACGGCTATCAAGGTGATGTGGTGGTGGTTTCAATAGATAACTACGGTAGAGCTTGGGAAGCTGAGAAGACGTATCGACTTCGAGAGTTCATAACCCCTGTCCAGTGGAACGGGTATGTTTATGAAGTGATTTCTGGCGGTAAAACTGGACTAGAAGAGCCTGATTGGAACTTGAAAGAGGGGGGCAATACGATTAGTGGGACGGTAACATTTGTAACAAGGCTGTACTATCGCCCTATCGCTCATGCGCCTATTCAGACGGTGGTAGTTGATGCCTAAATACTACCCCTATCTTCCTGACGGATCATATTCGTTTGATGATGGTGATTATCAAAGTCCTGACCAGCGATATACAGATTTCAGCTATGAGACGTTGCCATACGAGCGGGGCGGTTACATACCGCCTGCTGGATGCGTCCCGTTGGTCTTCGAGGATAAAGATTATCTTAGCCGTCCGAGCAATCAGTATGAGGTAAATTTCTACGCTGGTGGCTATCCTCCGACCTCTGTTCCAAGTGTTCAAGTGTCCTTTGATTTTCCTTATGAATTGAACAGAAGTGTGGGTGAGCACTGCTGTGAAGTACACATGAGAAGTCCCTGGGCGAGAACAAACTTTGAAGACGCTGATACCGACCTAAATTATGAGTTTGCTGACTTTGTTGATGTGTCTCTATCCCTTACGTACAAAGGGCTGGCTGGATGTTTTGTAGATTCTGATGCTGACCTTGCTTATGAAGCCGCTAACCCTATAGATTGCACAAAAGTGCGTTTTTCTTATCGCCAAGCCTTTGCTGTGGACAGAGAAAACATAAGCTTTTGCTATCGAGAGGCGCAGCATAATCTTGAGTCAGAGCCTATCTTTCCGTACCTGACACCATCTTGGGAAGACGCAGACAAAGAGACTCTGTTTTTCAATGTAAACCTCAAAGATAGACCGTGGGAAAAGGACATAGACGGGATTCCTCTCTACATGTTTGGCTCACCGCTGGCTTTGGAGTTTAGCGCATTCACAGCGTCATACACGCCGCCTGATGGTAGGTCTGTAAACTTGGTGTTTGAAGTCGATCCTCAAAGACCTGTTCAGCCAAGAGACGCAGCTTTTGACTTTACGTTCGACCGAGCCAGAAACTTTGACCAAGACAAGCTGTTTCCGTGGAAACAGGGATACGGTCTGGACTGGATTACAGATGATACCGACATTGTTTATCCCATTGAGCCTGAGCCTGAGCCAGAGCCGCTACCAGAGCCTCCAGAGGGCAAGAATAAGAGGTCTTACGTACTAATGAATACAGTGATGGTCTATGACGTGGCAACCAAGACACCAATTGCCATGCGAAACATTAGCATCAACATGAACATTGATAGCTTTGTGTACTCACTTAGCGGGACTGTTATTGGTTCAGTCTCGATGAATCTCATAAAGCCTGATGCTGGTGGCTTGAAAGAGGTAGAGGTACACATTAATGGGTGGAAGTTTAAGTTTGTTGTGGAGAGCTACAATCGCTCTGTGGAGATAGCCAAGGATGAGTATTCTGTTACTGGCGCGACAAGGCAGAAGTACCTAGCTGCCCCATTAGCTCCAAAGATGTCCGGCATGATAGACAAGGACATTAGAGCCTCACAGCAAATTCAGAAGCTCTTGCCTCAAGGGTTTAAAGTGGAGTTCACACCGCCTCAAGTAGACCTTATGGCGACCCCTGATTGGATTGTCAAAGGTGGCACTTACTCTTACTCAGATAAGACCTCGATAGAGATCATTTCTGAGATTGTTGAGTCGGTTGGGGCAGTCATTGTTCCTGATATGGTGGAGGACATAATTTACATCCAACCTCGATACCGACTAAGCAGATGGCGTTGGACTGATACCAATTTGGACGACTCAAACTTTAGACACCAGATACCGGAAAGAATGATCAAGGGAGAGTCAGGTAAGTGGATGCCGTCTGAGGTGTTCAATGCTATTTATGTCTCAGGCATTAAGTACGGTGTGGCTGTGAATGTCACTCAGTACCGTACCAATGGTCGTGACTATGATCAGGACTATTTCAGTCCTTTTGTTCAAGATGTTTTAGCTGCTGCTGAGAAAGGCAGAAACGTTATCAACGAATCGGGCAATAAAGAGCAAGTCACGTTGTCACTTATGATTCCACCTAAAGGCTCTGCCCCTGAGTTGGTCATGGCTGGCAATCTGGCAATGATTAAGAATCATGATGGCTCTATCACTAAAGGGCTGGTTATTAGCAACCAGATAAGCGTAGGTGGCATTAACGCTGTTTATCAGAACGTAACGCTGGAGTTAGACCGCAATGAGTACCAATAATCCGTGGAAGCAGTTTCAATCCATTATCGCGCCATCACCTCGATGGGTTGGCAAGATTGTTCTTATTGAGGAAAACACTGGTGAGGTGACAGTTGAAAAGAGAAATGGTGAGCGACTAAAAGTTTCTTCTGATGCAAATCATGAGCTGAGCGATTATGTATTCATCGAGAATGGGGTGGTGGTAGGAAAAGCTGGCAAGTTGCCGTTAGTGAATATAGAAGTTAATTAATGGTAAAAAAAAGAGGGCAGCATAATGAGGATAGCTGCCCCAAAAAAAACATCAATTTTACTGACCAGCACAACTTAAATTAACAGGATGTGATGAGTTTAGATAAGATATGACAAATAATTACTTACGTAGCCTTTCAAATTCATCGAGAAGAGAATCCAGCTTAGCCTCAATGCTACCGATAGCTCTATGATTATCTAGTGTTAATTCTAAAATCTTATCATCGTTCTTCTGCTGAGTCATAACACTTGCTAGGTCTTCTGCTTGGACATAAGCCCTTACACAAAGAAACCCGAGCGTTGCCATTATGATATTTTCTTTGCAAAAAAGCCCTCTTGGTTTTGCTGCTGGTTCGTTTGGTCTGTTCATAAGTTCACCTAAGATACACTGTTTATTCATCCATGAAGCTAAATTAATAATGGGCTGTCTACAACTCAGCGCATTTCACATATCGGTTTAAATGAAACTTTGTAATCTTGTTGTGTGGTGCGCAATTGTGTAGTATTCAGAAATTACTAATAAATCGTAATGATTAGCGTGTACATACTTTATGTAACGTATAACGAATAAAAAACAAGGTGATATATAGTGCTAACTAATTTGGTAGATAGAGACTTTACAAAGTTCAAGCGAGTATCTTCTTATCTCGACTTTGTTAAAGGTAAGCGACTTGTTGATGTTGCTGGATTAGTCGCGGGTGATTACAACCGTTCAACTATTTGGCGTATGCAGAATGAAGTCGAGTCAGGTAGACGGTTCATAGATGTTTACCAAGACTTAGAAAACAATGGTGAACTGGTATTAGTCGAATATAAGATTCTTGATGGCGATATGAAGCTTAAAGCTTCATTGCGTAAAAAGAAGAACGAAGAATCTAAAAACGACTAAGAGAGCCATTAACTCTCTTGTCTCAAGGAGGGTTTATGCTGTCAATTTTAACTGGTTTTATCACGGGGCTGTTCAGCTCATCAAAAACGACGGATTTAGCTATAGACGCGTTAAGAAAAACAGGTGGACTAGATGATATGAAGCCGCAGGAAGTAGCAGACTTCTTGCTCAAGTGGATTGAAAACACCAAACATCAATCACCAACTAGAAGATTTCTAGCCGTTGGAGTCTTTTTTATTTGGAGTCTTCTTATTGTTGTTTGGATAGTGTTTAAGTCTCTTGGAATCTGGTTTATCTCAATTAATGACGTTGCTGGAGAAGTTAAAGAGTTATTATTAACGATAGTAAATGATCCATTTACATACATATTGTCGTTTTACTTTGTTGTAGACATTGCAAGACAACTATCAGGCATTAAAGGGGCTAAGTCCTAATGACTGTTATTGTTAAGAGTAAAACCGATGAGAAGTTCAAAGATAGATGGGCTACGCAACCTGACACCGTACAGGACGCTCAGCACTTATTTGGAAGACCTTTGACCTTTGATGTGTGTGCCGAGCCATCCACGGCTAAATTCAAAGACTATTTCACCAAAGAAGACGATGCCCTTTCGAGAGGCTGGTCAGACGGCTATTGGTGTAATCCACCGTTCACCCAAAAGAAGCTATTTATAGATCATGCCAAAGCCAATGCCATCAAAGGCGTGTCAGGCATGATGCTCTTGCCGTATGAGCCTCTAAGTAAGTGGTGGCGAGAAAGGGTTAAGCCTCACGCTTCTATCGTGTACAGACCTAATGGGAGAATAAGCTTCATTCATCCTGATACTGGTCTTGTAATGAAAGACGTGACGTTTGGCTCTGCATTGGTTCTATGGACACCTCACTCTAATGGTGGAGAGTGTCTGGAGTTAAGCTATGAGCAAGGGGTTCATTTGGCAGTGGGGAAAACCCCGCTGTAGGAGGCAACCATGAACAGCGGGGGCGGGATGGATACCGCAAGCTCACATTATCAATAAATAAACCTGTCTAATAGAGAGTCGCATAGCGGCTCTTTTTTTTTGCGTCATGTAAATATCTGTTGACTATGCGGTGTATATACACGTATATTCAGCGCATATCTTTATGGAGGCAACCAAATGACAAAGAAAGGAAGAATAATTGCTATCGCTCACCAGAAAGGTGGCGTAGGCAAAACGGCTACAGCTTTTAACATTGCTGAACAGTTAAAGCCTGACGTTATTATTGATCAGGATAAGCATCACTCATTTACCATCATTAATTCATTCCGTCCTGAGTCGGAGAGAATGAATGTAATCACTTGCGCTAACGATACCAGCCTAATCAATGCTCTAAAGTTTAAAGAGCAAGGTAAGACTGTGCTGGTGGATTGTGGCGGCTTTGACTCTGACCTAATTCGTATCACGATTGCTTCTGCTGATTTGGTCGTGACTCCAGAGAACGGAGATATTACTGAGGTTATTGGCTTACGTTCATTCGACAAAGTATTGAAGTCACTTAGTGAAAGAATGGGTAAGCAAGTTAAGGCTCACGTTCTATTTTGCCGAATACATCCAAGCAAGACTAACTTTACAGAAGAGCTTGCCCTTGTTTCAAACTCAGACAACTTTGTTCCAATGAACTCTGTTATTCGAGATAGACGTGATGTGCGTAAGGCTCTCAAGAAAGGCTACGGTGTTTGTGGCGACCCAAGGTTCAAAGGCAGCAAATCTGCCCGTGAGTTCAAGGCTTTGGTAGACGAAATCAACCAGCTTACAGCTTAAATATATGCTTTGCATATGCCCGAATATACAAGAAATATACAGGATTGATGATGAGTGAATGGGATAAATTGAGTGGCATTGGTAGCGATGCCCCGCTGAAAGAAACCAGCGAAGAAGACGTGATGCCTAAGTATTTTAGGAAGATGCCTAGAAAGTTCGTAACGCAGCATAAAGAGCTTAGGGTAAGCCATCAAACATCACACGACTTCACCAGTTACGTGATGGAAGCAATTCGAGAAAAACTAGCAAAGGACGGGAAAATTTAATGACCAAAAAAACGCAAGCAACTAAGCCTGACGTTTTGATTGATCTGGAGTCGGCTAATACGACTCCAGACACTCTTATCTTCACGCTGTCAGCATACAAGTTCAATCGTCATGACCAGCGAGAGTTTGACGAAAACTCAAGTGAAAATATGGCATTCACCAACATGAATACTGATTGTCTTCACTTGCATTTTAATCCGATTGAACAGCTAATGCTTGGTCGCACTACTGACGTGGGAACGATGAAGAACTTCTGGAGCAAACAATCAGAAGAAGCTAAGTATGAAATCTTCGCAACGGCTGATACTGATAACCATGAAGTCGTAAATCTGAAAGACGGTCTAGAGCAATTTGCGGAGTTCATTTCTGGCTCTGAGACAATTTTTGCCCGTGGTACTGACTTCGAGGGTTCAATCCTGCCAGACGCTTTCAAAACTGCTGGCATAAAATGTCCATTCAAGTACAATGCGTTGCGTGATGTGAGAACGCATGTTGATGCACTCACAGGTGGCTCAAGGGGTTGCGTTGATATTGATGTTCCTGATTGGTTCGTTGCACACCACAGTTTGCATGACTGTATTCGTGACGCAGCTCAGATTCAAGAAGCAGAAAAGCTCAACGTAGAAAGAATAAAAAGCACTCTTGAGCCTAAGAAATAAATCGTCAGGCTAGTGTTACCAGCACTAGCCATTTCGGAGTGCTAATGGATACCGTAATAAACCAAGTTACCGCATTGCTGGTGGCTTTTGGAAATCAATCTGCTGATGAATACAATGAGATTGTGGACACTTGCGAAAGCTTACAATCAGAACTAGAAACTGAAAGGACAAAGGTCGTTTCACTAGCCCCTGATTTAGAAGAAAGGCTGAGAAATACGATAGTTCATCTTGAGAATCGTGTAGAAGAAGAAATGAACCTACACACCGCGACCAAGAAAGATTTGGTAGCAGCTAAGAAAGAGTGTGAACAGCTAAAGAATGATCGATTAACATTCCAAAACTCTTGTCAGACCGACTATAAAAATGAAGTTCGTCTACACAAGGAAACGAAACAAGCTCTTGATAAAGAGAGTACCCGCAATACTTCGCTTGCTGGTCAGGCAGCTAAAGCTCAGGAATACCAAGCAGCTTTACAGTCTGAGAAGAAAGCACACACCAAGACCTCCAATCAGCTCTCAGTAGCTAATAAAGACCTCAATAGAATAAAGAGCAAGCAGACTCGAAATGCTACCGCTGACAAGGCTAGAGACGCAACAAACGCTCAGCTAACGGATAACCTATCCAAAACAGTCAGAGAGCGCATCATGGCTGAGAAAGTGGCTGCTGAGGCTATCAATTACAACAATATCCTTGCTATCAAGCTCTGTGAGATTTGTCAGCCTATCGTTTGTGAAGATGATGATTATGCCGTAATGGTGAGTCAGCACATGGACACCATCACGATAGAAGACACCACCGTTAATAGAAGACCCCTTATTTTGCTGCACAAGTCGTCTGGAGCATCGAGGTTGATCACTTTAGACCTAGACAATGAGCTTTGTATTGCCGTCTCGCCTAAAGGTGGCGTGAGGCTACCAAAGGCACTAAGCCCTATTGTTGAAGACTGGCTAGAAAAGGCTAAGAATAACAATTGGGAAATGACTGATGAGCTTCTGTGCGTTGATAGGACGCTAGAAACCAGCGGCTCTGATGTACTTAGTCACTCAAAACTGAAAGAGCACTTTTTACCTAATATTCGACACTAGAGGTCTTATGATAGAAGCCACTCCATTAGGACGGTTTTTAGATTCAAGGACGAAGAAGAGAAAATCAGGGTGCAATAGGAACATAGAGTTGAGCACAACCAAGATAAGAGCGAACGTTTTGCAATTCATGGTGGAGTTCTTCAATGACAATGATTCGTTACCGACCACTGAACAGGTAGCAAAGAATTTCGGGTGGAACTCTAACAATTCTGCATACCAGCACATTAAAGCACTAGAGAGGGACGGGTACTTAAAACGAAACAACGTAAATGGACTGATGTTTAATCGTGAAATGAAGACCAAATGCTTCTCTAAGCTGACGGTAAAGTAACCATCCAAAATAGCCCATAATCGTGGGCTATTTTTCTTGCATAACAATTCACTACTCTTCCCCCCTATGAATAAGTCATTGATTTGCATAGGACACCACATGCGTATTATGTACATACTGTTAAATAGCCTATAAATCGACCACTTAGAACGTAATACTGACTTGTTGCTTTAAGCGCAACGGGTTGTTTGGTATTATTGCACTCGATTTAAGAGGAATCCGATATGAGCTTATTCAGCCACAACAAAACCGATATATTCAGTCTCACCACAAAAGAGAAGAAAGTCATGACGGCAGTGATCGTTTTGCCGATTCTATTCTACGCGACCATCTATAGGTTAGGCGTGATTCATAAAGTGGCTGAAATTATGTCAGTTTATCGACTTGAAAAGCTTATGAATAGAAATGTGATTGAGGTCACGGTAGTAGGGCTTGGATTTTAATAGAAATCTTGCTGGTCAGCTATGAGGCGATCCTTTTTGATCTTAATGCTTGATCTCTAAGGCTGAGAAAGGTATTTTTTGTTTTGTTTTGTTCAGTGCAACTATATGAGCGAAAAGGTTTTTAGACTATAGAAAAAGGAAAGCCCCGTCATAAAGACAGGGCTTAGAGCGGATTACCGCCATTTACTTAGGTTTAAATCATTTTCCATCACTACTAAATAATAAAAAGGATTAAAGCAAACTAAGTAGATTAACCGCTTATGGTGGAAGCGCGTTAGAATCGGTTGTTACCAGCAACCATGGATGATTCTACCGTCAATTCCAAAGATATACAAATCACGTGGATACCGATTTCTATGTCACCAAAAAGTGTAGTGACGAAAATAGCCAAAACCAAACGGTTTTACAAGTATTTTTGTCTTAGTTAGCCTAACTTGGTCGTTGCTTGAAGAAAGTTATGAGCCAACCGACATCATCATCAACATTGAAGCCAGACTTCAAGGCACTAAAGGAAAGGTACGGGATAACCCTACCTCAGCACATTAGGATGGCTATTAGCCGTCTGGCTTACTTTGGTGATAATCCCCACATGCTAAAGTCACTCCAGAAAACCAAAGGCGTATTCCGCACACTTCAAGCCAGAGAAAGGCTTTCGGCTGTTGTTGTTATGTCTGGGCTTCTTGTTCGCGCTCAATTTAATGGCTCTGTAGGTGTACCGGACGGGCAAGCTGAACAGCATGAGAATGCTGGCTTATTGGGCGTGAGCCACAAAGACATCATTGGCTACGCCACTTGTCTATATGGCGTGGATATGTCCAAGGGCGTTTACTATCGAATGGTTAACAAGATTAAGCTTGCTGGATACCTTACGGTCACAGCTTGTCGTACCATAAAGTCTGGTGACAAGACAGAGCCAAATTGGGCTGAGGCTTGTGAGTTTGGCTTGGTGAAGTCTGTAGCCGCGATTAAAGAGATCCCTGATAAGTTCTTTGAAGACCTTGGAATCAACAAAAACCCTAAGTACCTTGAGAGCAAGCTGGATAGTGCCAAGCGATTCTTTGCGAAAGGCTACGTCCTAGCTTGGAAGATTCTTGAGGTCGCGTTGAAGTCCGGTAAGAGACTCAGCACTAAGGTGAACCATCCAACACCAAACCCAAACGTTCCTTACGTTGAGGAAGATGGTTATTTCCAAGATGCGTCCATACTGCCGTCCCTGTCGGCTTACGAAACCCCCACGTAGATAGCCCTATTTTTTAAGCTGATTAGGTTCAGTCGATTTCGCACGTCTGTACCAAGCCAAAGTATAAAAAACACACACACAACCTCTCACAGCGTCTCACCAGCCCCCATTCCCTCGTAAAAACACCGGCTAAAATCGGATCATTTTTGAGCAATCGAAGTTATACACGGAAGTTGTGGATAACCCTGTTAGCCAAAAAGACAAAACAGTACATAGAAAAAAGACCACAAAACGGTTTCTCTTCTTACACACTCATACTGAGTGTAGTTTTCTTAAATAAATAAATTTATTTATAGAACTACTATTATTAATGACTTCGCTTCCTTGCTTTCAAACAAGTTGAAAGCTGACGCTCAGAGCTGGCACTTGCTGGTTCTTCCTTTTGTCATCCGACAGGAGGCTTTCGTGGTGTGGTGATTTCCGTGGAGTAAGTTCGCTTCGCTCACGGCTTAGCACGAGAGGGGGTTGGCTCAAGCCCGTCTAAATGCATCAAATTAGCCTCCAGACGCTATCTCACAGCCTTTTCATGGATAACCTTGAGCACTGAGCCATTTGAGGCTCATAAAAACGCTTAGGTTTGATTACAGAGAGCTTCAAGTTGCCAGCCTGTCAAATTGCTAAAATGCGCTGGTGGATAACTGGAGTTGAACGAATGAATTGTCACATGGAAAAAATCTTAGAACGGATCATCGAGACTGAGGCGGGTTTGCCTGACCAGTCGGAAAGCAACCATCAAATCGAAATCTACCTCGATGTAGATACTTTCGACCAAATAAAGAACCAAACCTACCAGCGAAATACCCCCCTACATTTGGAATTTCTGAACAGTGGAACAATTAAAAGTTACAAAGTGTTTCCGGTGTTTTCCAGTCTGCCTCACCTAAGAGTTTTTGCTGTCTCTTAACCCTTACGTTGCAATGGGTTTGCAAAATAAGTGTGATCTAAGTCTACATATTTTATGTAGACTTTTTTGTGATTGACGCAACGGAGTTTGATACACATTTTGTCGTCTATGCAACTGTGAGCTATATTTCGCGTTGTGAATTAAAGGCTAAAAAAGGAGTAGCCCCCGTGGATGATAAGAGACTAAAACCAGCAATCACGGTTACTGAGAGGGTTCGACTGCTAGAGTTCTTCCCAAAGAGGATTCTTGTCACCAAAGATTTTGATGATGCGCTTATCGCAAAGGGGTACTTGCTACCCGTTGCATCTAAGGCAAAATTGAACCCGAATCAGCCTGTTTTCGATGAAAACGGCAAAAAATTAATCACAGTCCCAATGTTGGTTGAGTCATACCAAGAGGAAGAGTTCTATGGAGTTGCCACCAAAAGGTTTGGTGACAGCATGTTGGATTGGGCTTTTGTCTGTCCATTGTGCGGTACTCGCCAGACCATCGGTGAGCTATCAGAAGCTCTTGGTTACGACTTAGATGAAATTAAGGCAAACAAAGCGTTGCCAGATGAAGTTAGAAAATATATCGGCTTTTCTTGTCTTGGTCGTTTTAACCAAGGCGAGAAAGGATGTGACTGGACACTAGGCGGCTTATTCAAGATTCATACGACTGAGGTCATTTCAGAGGACGGAGAACCAAAGCCGATATTTGAACTGGCTCAGGAGTAGCCATGAATTTGAAGAAAGAGTACAGCGACAGACTGGTCAGATTAAAAGTGGGCGAGGCTGAGCTTTGCCAGAGTAATTCACCATCATTCGTGCATAGCTGTTTAAAGCGAATCAAGGCTGAAAACCCTGAGTATAAGAATTACAGGTTTAGTCAAAAGAAGTGCTTTCTGATTGATCAGAAAGAGGGCAAGTCAACGGTGGTCTACATGGTCACAAGGACGGCTTAATGCTCCATGAAACGTATTTCGATGTGGCTTACTTATTGTTAGCTCAAAAATCGCCAAGGTCGGCTTATCAGATGAAGAAAATGACTGGTCTTCACAGAGATACGTTTGAAAGAGCCTTTGCGGTGCTGCCTCAGAATCCAGACCTGTTTGAACTGGAAATGGATAAGACCAAGCTTGGTGCGGAAATGATGAACGTCACCGACATTCGAGTTTCTGGTCGAGAAGAAAAACGCCATAAGAGCCGCTTGCTAAGGCGCGTCATTATGGCTTCCCCTCACCTGAGCAATCAGAAGATTGCGGATATAACAGGCTACAAGAGAGGTGGTGTTCGCTACGCAAGGAAAGAGCTAGAGGACAAGGGGATGATTAAGTACAAGGCTAGGGACGGTCGAATTACATTATTTGATATTTTGACAATGAAATGGGGATCTGATGCTCACTAAATTAAAACTACTTTCGCTTCCGTCTGGCTTACTTAAACACATGATTGAAGAGGTTACAGAGAAGTCCAAGGCTGCTGGTGTTGATGTAAACGATATGGCTACAGAATTGCCAGCAAAGGCACTAATTGACCTAGCTAACCAGTCACTACTCGCTGACTCTCTTCTTGATGCTATCGACACTCACCAGCGTAATAAATGCTGGATTGACTCATCGAAGCAATCACCTTTGATTCCAGAGGGTTCAGAGCTGGTGGAGGTCATTCTTCTTGTGGCTCAGGCAGATGGTGAGGGCGGCTACATCGAGGAAACGTACACACCGACCATTGGTACGTATAGCGAAGAAGACGGTTTTGTTGGTCATTCGCGTCATAAAGGCGAACTTCTAACTGTTATTGCTTGGCAAAGTTTACCGCCAGCCAAGGATGAATCACCACTTGATCATCTTGATTGCGACTGCAAACGCTGTTCAGCAAAGAAAATGGCTAAAGTGGCTGCTGACGTACTAGCTAAGGGTTTGGTCGAGGCAATGAGTAAGTTAGGTGAAGATTTGGCTTCGAGCGAAAAGAAAGCCCAAGACGAAGCTAAAGGACAAGTTAAACACTAAGACAACGGGATAAATGGTGGTGCTCCACTAAGCCTGACTGATTCCCCAATTTTGGTCAGGCTTTTTTTTCGCCTTAATATTTTTCCTAATTAAGCTTGATATACTCTGTATATACACGTATATTCACCGCATATACAGAAACCAGCGGAAACAAGATGAACGCACTCACTGAAAAACAGAAGATGCTCCAAAGACAATCTCTACCTCTTGAGGCAAAGATTGAAATGACCAAGAAGAGAGTAAGAGAGTGGTACGACCATTGGGACGGTGATGTTTACCTGTCGCTTTCGTTCGGTAAGGACTCTTTTGTTCTGTACGACATCATCAAGTCGATGAACATTGAAATTCCCTCAGTCTTCTCTAACACGGGGCTGGAAATGCCTGAGATTGTGAAGTTTGGTCGAGAGATTATTAAGAACGACCCCTCGATAGAAGAGATTCGACCAAAGAAGCATTTTAAGGAAGTGTGGGAAAAAGAGGGTATCCCGCTGGTCAGCAAGAAAGTCGCTCGAATGGTTAGAACGTTGCAAGGCGGTTCAGAGGGCAGAGAAAACACTTATCGCCTTTATGACACGGGCATCAACAGTCAGGGAGTCTTTTGTAAGAACTGGAAGCTTCCAAATAAGTGGCGGTCACTTGTTAGCTCTGAAATCAAAATGTCTGAAAAGTGCTGTGACTATTTGAAGAAAGAGCCAATTAAGACTTACCAGAAGCGGTCAGGTCGCCAAGGCATAACGGCAATGATGGCTGATGAGGGTGGATACCGTGGAGGCATGACAACTTGTAATCAGTACACAGCTAAGAATCCAATGTCTTCACCAATGCTCTTTTGGACTGAGGCTGACATTTGGGAATACGTGGACACCAAGAATCTTGAGATTTGCCACGTCTACTACGAAAGAATTTATGACAGCGAGGGAGAGCTTATCTGGTGTGCTACGCCACATTGGAAAGGTGAGCCAGAGCCTACGGGGTATCGAGTGGTCTTCCAAGGTGATGATTACCAGATATTAGAGCTTGGTGATGAGCTTCACTATCGAATCAGTGGTGAGCCGAGAACAGGCTGCATGTTTTGTGCTTTCGGAGTTCATTTGGATAAGGGCTTAAACCGATTCCAGAGAATGAAGATTTCACATCCTCGCCAGCATCGAGTGATCACTGAGCGCATGGACTTGGGTAGTGCTCTACAGCTAATAGACGTGAAGTTCATACCAGAGGGCGTAGGTGACAACACCTTATTTGAAAACAACCAGATGGACTTGCTAGGGGATAAGTGA